TTTGTGAAGCCATTTTTTCTTAAATATGTTTTAAGTTTATTAATATTTTTTTTTCTTTCTTTTACCTTTTGTTTTGTTATCATTTTAACAATCAAATATAGTTATATTAGCACCTTGTAAAAAACTTTTAATTTTATTGCTTGTTGGTGCTACGTCGAGATTTAAACCAGCATAATAATTCTGTGTTGTTGGGTTTAAATCAGCTCCCGTGTTAGTTGAATATTCTGGAAATAAACCCGTATTATTTCTTATATAGTCAATTAATCTTTCTCTATAAAACTCGCCCATATCCATAGCCGAATTTATTAATGGTTTTAAATCTTCGTGACTAACACTACCGCCTTGTTCACTTGACATAGTAACAACCGCATTATTAACCATTCTTAAACGTAAAAACGGTAAAATAACGGCGTACGAAAACTGTACTAAAGCGGGTTGTATATATGTTTGTAGTAATGTTAAATAATTACCCGTTAAAGTATCATTATTTACTTCGCTTATTAACTTATTGTATAAATCGGTTCCTAGAACAGGTAGTATATATCTATCTTGAGCCATAAGTATATATGGTAGTAATAAGTCGTCGTCAACACTACCGCCTAAACTACTATCTTTTTTTAGTCTATTTGTACTAATGAATAATGTATGTTGTATCGCCATTTTTTATATTATTTTTTTCCCGGGTACGCCCCTTGGTTAGGCATATTTACGGGAGCTATTTTACTTTCTTTAATTCCTCTAGGACTTCTTACATAACTTTTAGGTATACTATCTACTTTGTTATAATCATTATCTAAACTTTGTCCGTCTTTTAATTCTGTACCTTGTTTAAGTCTATATAGTATTTCTTTCCATTTATGTCTACAATAAATCCCGCCTTTAAACTTAAATAAATCATATTTTTTACCTTTATGTCCTAATTGCTTATTAACACCGCTTCGACTAGCATTGTCTATATCTTCTATTCTCCAAACAAAACCACCTCTACTTAATCTCATCATATTTTCACAAAATGGTCTACTTTTACCCGTTTTTTTTGCTTTTGTTGATCCTACCGCATATTTAAACCTAACTCTATATATAGCTTTATCTAAATAGCTAAACTTGTCTTCATTAGATTTAATTTCATTAACCGCAAAATTTTCTTTTTTTTGTATTAATCTATCCGCCCAATCCTCGTAACTTTCTTCACTACCATAATCTCTTTCGTCTACTATTTCCCATTCTTCACTATTTATTTGTTGTCCGTCTAATTTGCTTAAAACCTCATCAAATTGTTCGTCCGATAATTCAGTTAATTCTTCAACGTTTTCTATTTCTTGGACTTTTTTTTTTGACCAACTTTGTCCAGCATCACCGCCCCATAACGCCCAAGCTATACGACCTCTTGACGGAAATCCGTCCTCGCCCGGTTCAAAACCCTCTCCTTGTTTACTACTTTTTTCGTGTCTAGCAAAAAAACTATTCATTCGTTTTATTGTAGATATAGACAAGTTTTTACCATTTGCAATATCTCTAGCTCTAGCTACACCAACCATAGTACCACCTCGACCGTATTCTTTACGCCATTCTAAACCCTTTTTAGCTTCTTCTATCATTCCTTTAGTTGGCTTTGTATCTATGTCGTCTAACGCCTTAAATTCTTTTTTAATTTCATCGCCCGTATCTATACCCTCTTTTTCTTGTTGTTCTTCGTCTAATTTATCTACATTTCCAATATCTATAAAATCGGCGGGTTTAAGCGTTTTAAAGTATAAATCTAGGTCTATACCGTTTGCGTGTAATATTGGCTCTAAACCCTCTAAAAGCGTGTTTTGAAATGGTTTAATTACAGTATTGTTAAATAAACTGTAACTATCTCTTAATTCGTCAGCATTATTACCAAATCCAGATCCGTCACCCTTTACACCGAATAGTAAAGGACTTGTTACCCTATGACCCGTCAAAACCTTTCTTGTAGTTTCTTGTGATAAAAATTGGTAGCTATCGCTATTGTCATTAGCGTTTATAGGTATTATTTCGGGAGCGGTATCTTTTCCGTCGTTAAACGTTAAAAGTATTTTACCCGCATTACCACTACCGCCAAATTTAGTATTTATTTGTCTTTCTATTGTTCTTCTTTCTTCTAGTGTAGGTATTCCGTTAGCCATATTTATAGCCATACTAGGAAACATACCACTTTTTATATTAGACAAATGAAATTGAGCAATTTCCATATCTAATTGTATATAACTTGTAGATCCTTGATAGTCTGGAGTTGCATAATAATATGAACCGGGACTATAATCCTTTATACATAACACTTGATTAGCGTCCGATCTATCTTTTAAATCAAACGCTTTGTAGTATCTTGGTTTGTGTTTTCTAGTGTTTTCCCAATCAGCACTATAATAGTAGTTATTTACTTTACCGTAAGCGTCCGCTTTACCACTTCTTATATATTGAGCTGGAATATGTCTTACTTCTACTATTTTTGTTCTTGGTCTGTTCCATATAGTATTAACGTAACACATTCCAAATAGTTTTAAATCAAATGCTAAACATTTTAACGTATCTTTTGGTGAATTATGTAGTAAAGTGTTTAAAGCTAACCAACTTTGTTTTTTATTATCGTCTTTTTCTCTATCAGTAGCTTCTAAACCCTCTCCATAAATCATACTACTAACACCTTTTATAATAGCGTTGTTTATACTACTACCATTGTATAGCTCTAATAAGTATTGAGGGTACATATTATCTGCTCCAAACTCAATATAGTCTTTGTTATTTACTTCTTTTATAGTTGGTAGATTATATTCCGCCAAATGTATTACCGATATGTTGTCTTTTTTCTTCATTTTATACTTCGTAAGTTTGAGTTCCGTATTGAGCATTTAATTCTTCTTGGTCAGAGGCGGGTTGCCCACTACTTCCACTAGGAATTATAGGCACAACGTCGTTATTATTATATTGCGTAAAATAAGAAACGGGAAAATCTCCTATTTGAATATAGTCCTCTTTTGCTTTTAGATTAACTACTATATTAGTACCCTCTATTTTTGTTAAAACTTCTTGCTCACCCGCATTACCAAAAACGTAAGTATTTAAAGAATGATAATATAAATCTATGTCTATTGTGTCGTCGCTAGGCATAACTACTAAACTTAATTTTCTATTTACAGTATTATCATATATATTTCTTATACTTTTTTTCGCAAATAAAAAAGTAATTGCAAATTTCCAAAATCTATCATTGCTAACATATGCTGGATTATCTATATCATTACTACCGTTAATTGGAAAAGTTGTAACACATCTTGTTATATTTGTTTTTCTTGACCTACACAAAGCTATAATATATTTTGTATTTGGTATATCTACTAAACTATTTAAGTTTTCATAAAAAGTTATACTACCACCTAATACAGTAGGAGCCATAGTACCCGTAAATTCTAAATTATACACTCCCATTAGTTGAAAATATTTTAGTATGATACTCTTTATGTAATTTTTCTTTTTCTTCTTCGCTTTTTGCTTTAGATAGCTTTTCTTTTAATTCGTTGTGCATATCCCAATTTATATGTACCCAATCTATTTTAGTTCCCATTGTTACCGCCTATAAAATCTAAATCGTCTTCTATTTCTACTTTTTTTGTTTTGATTTTTTTCTTTTTAGATTTGTTTGTAAAATATTTTTCTTTAAAATCTTGGCTTAAATTATTGACTTGATGAGGTTTTAATTCTCCAAATGTCAAATTCATATTTAAGGGTTTGTAGTCTTTGTATTCGTCTTTAACTTTCCAAGCCATAATATAGTTTATTATAAATATAAAAGTCATTATATTGTTCACAACTTGTCTTTTTTGTTAAATAAATTTTACAAATAAGCATTTTATGTAAAAAAAACTTTATGTTAAAAAGCTAATTTTGTAACAGAGGTAAATGTTATAACTTTTTTTTTTAATAGTAACATACTACAAAGGGTATAAAATGTCTTAAATCGCTTGTTTTTAGATACTGTAAAATTTTTTATATTTCCAAATTTTTTTAAAAATATTAAAAAAGGTTTATAAAAAAAGGGGCGTAATTGCCCCTTTCTTTTTGAGTAACGATTTATTAATTATCCCGTAGTGATAGTTAAATTTGCTTCGTCTGTTAAACCGTCGAATGGGTATTTAGGCGTTGGTGTTCCACCAGAGCCAACTCCCGCCGTAGCATTTATCCAAATCATAGGGTCTTTTTCTTCACCTCTTAATTCTAAAGTAAAACCGGTCATATCACCTTTTCCAGCACCAGTTACCGCAGTACCACCGCTTACGTCCATACCATTATCTATACCTAACAAAAATAAATTATCGTTGTTGTCTAAAACGAATACTTGACTTCTATTGTAAGAAATCAACTTTAGCTCGTTAGTTTGTGCAACGCTTAATTTTTGCATAGTAATAGATAAAGTTTGCTCAAAAAAAGTAGTGCCCGTAGCTGGGTCGCTAGTAAAGTTTACGGTCATAGAAGACAAGTTAGGTCGAAGATCATATTGAAATACTGTTACCGCACCGCCACTTTGTATATCCCAATTAGAAAATCCCGCAGTATCTATAACATTTGTATCGGTTCCGTCAAAAGTAGCATTAGCTCTAATGTCCGAACAATATGACTTAACAAAGTATATACGCTTTAAACCGCCTATTTGGTCTTTACAATCTACTAATAAACCTTTTGTTAAATTACAAGCCATTTTATATATTTTATATTGTTAATATTCCTTTTAAAAAAAGGGGTGATATTTCACACCCCTAATTATCTATCTACTATGTCCAAATTCTAGCTCCGAATACTCCGTCAGTAGCTACCGCAGTTTGTACGCCTACCGCAAAATTCATAACAATTCTTACGTTGTCTGAACCGTCATATTGGTAAGTTGGTATAATTCTAGCTTCGGTGTAATCAGTAGCTAAATTTGTACCAAATACTAGATTTTCTCTATATGTTGCAACAATACAATCGTCAAACATACCTGGGCATACATAAATTGGGTGTCCAAAGTATGTAACTCCCTCGAACGACTGTGAAGCACCTAGATTATTGATACCTTGATTTGATCCCGCTTTAGCTAACGCTTGTATGTATAGAGCATAAGTTTTGTTATTCATATAAAAACCAAAACCTGGTTTAGATGTTAAACCACCAATACCAACAGAAGCGTTATACATAGCTCCCATATTAGTTAAAATATCGTCAACGTCTAAAGCGTCAGCAAAAGTAACTTCTGTAAAATCTTTACAAGCACTAGCGTCAGCTCCCGCTTCGTCTAAAGTACCACTATTAGACGTAAAGCCAACAGAATTGTTAGTATCGTCAACTTTTCCCATCCAAATTCCTTTTTCTAATTGCTCTCCAGCCTTACCCGCAACAGTTGAAAGCAAAAAGTCTTCAAACGTTCCCGGTAGGTTTCCGTTTCTATCCATATTTTCACCAATCCAAGTTGGAAAAACTTTAGCTCTACAAATTTCTTCATTAACTTTATAGTCAGTTAATGTTAAAACTTGTTCTGTTAAACTTGTATCGTTACTAGAAACAAACGTACAGTTTGAATCACCACCCGCAACAATAGGATTTGTAATACCAATATTAGATATAACCGCTTTCGCATTTAATCCGTCAATTGTTCTTACGTAATTCTTCGCAATAGTATCGGGTGACTTTACGGCAGCCGTTACATAAGGCAAAGCTAATTTACCCGCATAAGTGTTATCAACAACATTTATGTCAAATTGGTAATCTCTTGATAAATTGTATTTGTTATTCGCCATTTTAAAAAAATTTTAATTATTTATTATTAATGTAATAGACCGCTCGTTGTTTTGCCGTCATTTTTGCTAAATCAACTTTTTGCGATTTAGTATTACTTTCGGGTGAATGAGTAAAACCCTCACTACCCGGTTCTTTTTCTAATTCTATTATTTGAGATTTTAATTCCTCAACTTCTTCTACTAAAGAAGAAATCATATCTTTAGACATCTCAACCATTTCCTCTTCTTGTACTTCTTCTTTAACTTTCTCTACTTCTTCCGCCATTTCTTTTTTATCACCATAAGCCATTTCTTTAACTTTTTTAGCCATTTCTTTAGCTTTTTCTTTACTTACGTGATCTGGTGTATGGTCAAAAATTGCTTTAGATAATTCTTCTTCGTCTATTTCTTCCATTTCTTCATCTTTCTTTTCTTCTTCCATTTCTTCTTTTTCTTCTTCATTCTCAACTTCTTCCGCTTCTTTTTCTTCGCCCATATCTAATATTTTAGAATCTTCGTCTATTGTTATTTTTGCACCGTCTTGCATTGTGTATGACCCGGCGTCTAGCGGTGATGTTTCTCCGTCGTCACCAATAACCATAACTTTAGAACCAATCATAAACTGGTCATCTTCTGTTGCTAATACTCTACCGTCGTCTAGTATCATTTCAGCGTACATTTTTACTTCTTTACTTTCGTCTTTAGATAACAAAAGTTTTTTTATTTTTTCTATTGTAGTCATTGTTACTTTTTTTTTATAAATATTAAACTTAAATAATTGTTCATAGGACTAGCTTTTTTCTACCCTATTTTTTATGGAATTACAAACCTTATTAGCAATTTTTTTATTGTTGTATTGCCTAACCATATCTCTAATACAATCATTCCAATTATACCTAACTAATGCTTGTTTATGTATATAATTAGAATAACTTACATATTTGTTTTTTTTCTTATACTTTTTACGTTTTTTTCCTAACTCGTCTTCTATGTATTCTTTCTTTGTACTTTCTTCGTGTGTATAACAAGCCATATATCTAACTACGCCGTTTACGTTATGAGTATGAAAACCTTTACAACCTTTAAACATATCAGCGTATATTTCCGCTTCTTCTTTGGTAGCAAATAACGGCTCTCCGTCTAAACTACCGACAACGGCTAATTCGTTTTCTAGTATAATGTCTTTTATTTTTGCTAGTGTTACTTCGTCGGGGCAATCCGTACATTCTTCGGCTAAATCAATTATATCTTTAGGTATTGACGCTTCTATTATTTTATCAGTAAAAAAACCCTCTATACTAAACCCTCTTACTTTACCCTCTTTTACACTATTCCAAATCTCATCATTATTTACTTTCATTTTTACAAACCAAGTGCCGATAGGTAATTTTTTAAATCCATAAGAGCTAGACTTATCATTTTTTTCGTCTTCCTTAATCCAGCTCTCAACTACGCTAATTCCTTTTACGGGTACTTTATGCTCATAAGTAGCGTTATTGTTTCTTAAACTTGACATAAAAAGCTCTTGTGCTTGTCGTATAGTTTCTTCGGTAAAGTAGACTATATACTTTTCGTCTTTTTCTTGGTCGTATCTTGGTATTTCTTTGTTAGGTATTAATACCGCACCAACTAAAGTTTTTTGTTCTTCGTCTAATTTTGCTAATGTTAAGAATTGATCTTTATTAAAAAATACCCAATTTTCTTCTATTGCGGGAAATTCAACTAAACTAATAGCTTCTACACCAAATCTTTCGCTATCCTCGTCTATAATTAGTTCTACTTTTTTTAGTTTTTCTTTACTCATACTTATAAATATAAATTGTTTAAAATTGTTTATAACGTTGCTTGTAAATCTAAATCATTTTGTAACGCTTGACTACTACTAACATCACTCTCAACTACAAACGCTTGTACAGGTGGCGGTTCAGTTTCTATTGCTCCAAAAGTAGGTGCTATTGGAGTAACGTCCTCTACTACTTCGGGTGTAGGTGGTGGGGGTGCTCCTCCGTCCGTTTCACCCGGTATGTCAGTTTGTAGTATTGTTCTAACATTTGCTAAACCATTCGCTATAATTCCTACCGCTCCTAATGTACCAAATAGACCACCTTGTGCAAGAGCCTTGGTGGCACCCGCATAAGTGTCCATAGTTGCTTGTGCTACCGCTAATCCTTTACCCGCTTTTGTTTCAGCACCCACTAGAGCCGTTATACCACTTAAAGCACTACCAATAATTTGTCTTTTATTATCTTGCAACGCTTGTTCTTTTTGCAATTCTGCTTGGTCTAATTTTCCTTTTTTAGTTAAATAATCTTTATTTATTTGTTCTTTTTTTTGTGCTAATTCTTGTTCGTTAGTAATAGTTAGCTCCGCCATACGTAACAATCTATCTCTTTCATTTATAAACTCTTGTTCTTGTCTTGCTACTTCGTCAACGCCTATTTTAGCTAACTCTTGCCTATTAGCTAATTGTTCAGATAATAGAGCATTGTTTTGCTCTCCGCTTTCTTTTTGTAATTGTGTCTTTCTAAATTCTGTTTCGGCAATAGCGTTGTCTAATTCTAATATTTGTGCTTTAATTTCAGCATTATCAACGTTTACGTCCATTTGTTTTCTTAAAGCTCCTTGTTGTTGCCTTAATGCTTCTATTTCTGCGTCAGCTTGTTTTTGTGAAATATCTAATAATTTAGTATTTGCTTCAATTCTATCCTCAATAGTTCTACTAACGTCATCTCTTATTTGTCTTTGTTTTTCCGCTTGTGTTTCAAATTCTATCCTAACCTCTCCTAATTTAGCTTGTAATATACCAAGGTTGTTTGTTGCTTTTGTTACGGCTTCCGCTTGGTCTTTTATAGTATTAACTGTTACGCCTTTAAAAGTGTTGTTAAATTCTTGTACAGTAACCTCGCCTAATTTAACTATTTCTCCTACACCCTCTTTAAAATCTACTATTATTGATTTTCCAGCTTTTAAAGTTTCTTCTGTTGCTTTTTTTATTTCATCTTTATATCCCGTAATTTGATTTTGTAATTTGTTTATTCTATCTATATCACCTTTTCCCAACCACGATTTTTCCCAAGCTAACTGCACCTCTTTAATAACTAAAGCTACACCATTAAATACAAGTTTTAAAGGTTGTAGAGCTAGTTTTATTAAATTATTTATTATTCTACCTAAAGCGTCAAAATTTTCACTAGACGCCCCCGTTCTATTTACAACATCAGTTATAACTTGTGATATTTTACCTACTACAACTCCGACCATATTAAAAGCCGTAGTAACAGTATCGGCTATTTGTTGATTTTTTTGTAACGCTTCCCAAAGTTTATTAGCCATTTTTAAAACAACACCTAAACCTAGACCCCTAAATACTAAACCTAAACCTTTAAACCCGTTAGACAAACTTTTAACCGCCGACGTTTGTTTTTTAGTTTCGTTACCAACGTCTTTAACTCCTTTTTCTAATGCTCCTAATTTTGTTAAAGCGTCTTTTACGTCCGCCTCTACTTCTATTGTTACTTTTTCCGACATAATAATTCTTTAATTTTTTTAAATGTTTGTTTTATTGTGCTTGGGTATTCTTGCGAACCCGTTGCAAAATCATATTTACTACCAGTTGCTCCAAGATCAGTAAGTAAATTTATTGTTATAGGCATTAGTTTGCCTACCTCTTTTATGTATTTTTCTAATTCCATAGTAAAAAGTTATTTTCTTCAAACAATATTCTATTTCCATTTTGGAACATAGCTCCCGTTGGTAATTGTGTGTCATCGTTACCTACGGGTTGAGTTAGTAATTCTATTTTTGCGGTCCACATAACTTGTTCATTAGCACCACCAACTATTAACGGCTTCCAAAATCCTTTACCATCATATCCCGTTATATTTATACTTGGTGTAGTAAAAGCTGAATCTTTATTTATATGGTCTAAACTACCACCCGCCGTTCCTACAAAGCTAGGCGTACCACTTCTATTAACTAAAAGAGTTAAATAAGTAAACGTACCTATTTTTCCTTTATTTGTGCCGTCTAAAACTGTACCTAATAAAGTTATCTTAACGTCTACCATAGTAAAATTAGGTAGTTTTAAAAATTTTGTAGTATAGCTATTATTTGTAAATTGATATTGTGTAGAGTTGTCAAAAGTTGTTGCTTGGGCATATATAGTAATAGCTCTAGTTTCTTGTGCATTTCTTCTCATAGCACTAATAGGAAAGTTGTTTTCTATATTAGGCATTAGAGCTGGAATAAATGTATTATTTGGCGTATTGTTATAAGGTAACATAGGTACTTGTGAAAATCCAACATCGGTATATGTTGGTATAGTGCCGTCACCACCACTATTATCTTGATTTACTAAAAACTCGTAACAATCACCTACGCCCGTAGTAGAGTTAGTTTCAACAAAAATCCAATTAGGGTTTTGTTGTGTGCAACATTCGTTAGTTATAGTAGTTGCTAAACCCGTAGCACTATCTACCCAAGTCATTAAACCCGTTTGTGTTGTTGTGTGTATAGCGTCACAACCCGTTTCTAACCTTTCTATAACTTTCATTAGTTTTACTTTAGTAGACTTGTTACCACCTACTAAATAATTATCTATACTTATAACTCTCCATAAACAATTCTTTATAAAATATGTATCTTGAAATCCCGAACCCTCAAAAGTTCTTATGTCTTCGGGGTCTAAATTTATATAACACTCCATTATTCTAGCGTCCTTGTCGTATATCTCATTTATATATTGTGCCCAATACTCATTATAAAAACCTTTATTACTAGGTAAATTACCAAAGTAGTTAAATGTAAATCCCGTATTAAAAGACGGACTATAATAAGTCCAATTAACTATTTTTGTGTCGGCTACTACACCCGTATTTAAGTTGTCTAAATTGTATTGTAAACACAAAGGAAATTTATTAGTAGTAGGTGTGCTAGGGTTACTATATTTATAATACCCGCTTATATCTAAACTAGATATAAATGAATTTGAATATATTGCAAATTTATAAGCATTATTAGTAATAGGATTAGTACCCGTAAATTCTATTGGTGTACCCGAATAATAAAATAATTTAGGTTTTAAACCGTTTGGTACTTTTCTAACACCGCCTAGCTCCGCTTCAAACATATAAGCAATAGCTACGTTTTGGTCGGGCATAGCTGAATTTATACCGTTTGTATCCCAATGTGGTAATCCTTGTGCTATAAAAGGCGACATAACACTAAAGTTGCTAAATTCACCATTTGAAAAATCGTTATCCATTTTTCTACGTCGCTCACCGTATACTACATTTTGTTGTTTTGTATATCTATCATTTAAAAAGTCTTTATCTTCTAAATCTTTAAAACTTAACATTTTACTTTGTAGCTCATTAGTAGACTTTACTACTTGCTCTTTTGATACGTCTAATTTTTCCGTCCAATATTTAGTTGTACCCGCATTTATAAAGTCTTGATATGGCTCTATTAATAATAATTTTTCGTTATCGGGGTCCGTTTTTATAATTAAATTAAATCTATTTAAAAGGTCTTTTACAAAGTCTGCTTGGCTCATATCGGGCATATTGTGAAACATAGTAACTTCACCTTTTTCAAAACCACTAAACATACTTGTTTCACCCGTGCCTAAACTTTGTATAGATAAATTGGTTATTACGGGTGTAAATGTATCACCACTTAAATTACCCGTACTTTCAGCACCATAAAAAACAACAACTAAATAACACGCCATTTGAGGACCACCCGCCCATAATTCACTTACTGCTTGAATATCGTGTGTTCCCGGCGTTAAAGTAAAAGTTGTTGAATCTAATAAGGTACTACTATATGAGTATTCATACCAAGCCACTTGAACATTAATAGAATCTATTGGGTCGCTACTTAAATAAGCCGTAGGCGGTATTTGTAAAGTAAATTTTGTTTCTATACTAACCCAACCAAAAGGCAATTGAGCGTCTGTTTGTGTAATATCTTGTGTAGTATTAAAAAGTATTGCGGGAGCAAAAGGTACATTTGTAGGTATATTTATATTTAAAGGTAAAGCCGATATATCACCAAAATACATATTATTAGGGTCGTAAACTTCGGTACAAGTTAGACCTTGATAACAAATATCACCAATAGAATCACCCGAAAAAGGAACATTAGCAATAGGTGGGACTAATGCTTGTTCACCTTTAAAACCAACAAAAGCTCCCGTAGTAGACGTTGAGGTTTCAAATAAAGTTTGCACTCTTTCGAATTGCGGTGCTAAAGTCATAAACAATCTACTAAACCATTGTGTATCGGTTACGGGTGTAGATTCGTTTGTGTCATCAATTCCTAAAAATGTACTTTTAACTTGATAACCCGCCTTTTGTGTTATTATTCTAAATAATCTTTGTATTCTTATAGCGGGTTTAAGCATACTAGGTCTTATAATCCCGTATTGGTTCATACCATTTAAAATCTCTAAATAGTCTACAAATAAATCAGTATTAGAATATCCAATTTCATCTACAAAGTCTTCGGGCGACCAAAACATAGACGAGCTTAAAGGTTGTTGTGAATGTCCGTAGTCTATAATTGGGTACATTATATCGTTAGTAGTAGTCGGAGTGTCTTCCGTAGTAGTAATTCCCGTTGTCCAACTGTTAATAATATTGTCTACTGTTAGCTTGTGGTCTAGTTGTTTATCGTCTGTTACTGCTCCCGTAGTTTCATCTACATTTTTAAAAGCGTCTTGTAGTCTTTTATCTTTAAGATCAGTAAAAAAATCCGCAGTATTACCAAATAAAGCTATTTCGTATAATCTTTTATTTAGATAAATAGCTTTTAATTGTAGAAAACCTTTAAGTTGTGGTACACTATCTATATATAGTATAGCTTGAAATTTAGTTTGAGCATTATATACTAACGTTTCTAAATTAACGTCAAAATAGTTTTCAAAAAATTCATTGTTACGATTAGAAAAAGGTAGTTTAATTGTTTGACTAAAACTAGCTTTCCTTTGATCTGGACTTTTTAAATCTAAAAAATTATAATTTACAACTACATTTGGAGCTTGTTGTAAATCCAATTCATATTGATCTACGTCAAAAGGTGCGGAGCTATCATTTTCTCTACGGTATGCTACAAGTCTAACATTCATTAGCTATTTGTTTTTACTTTATTAGCGTACTCTAAATTTATAGTATATTGTATTTTCATTTTATCGTTTACGCTTGTTTTTTTTGTGTAAGTTTTATTAGTAATTATCATTGGGTACACAATACTATTATCGTCTAGTAAATGTACGTTAGTAGACGTAAACAATTCTTCTAGCCAAGCACCCTCGTCTTCATTTAACCAATCAGTATTAACAACTAACTTTCTTTGTGCTTCTGTAAATAAAGTTTCTCTACCCCTATCATAGTTTTCATAAGTGAACGTAGCACTATTCCAACTTCCTACCACTCTTTCCATTTCTTCGCTTTTTATATTTATACTTTCCATAGACTTACCCCGAAAATTCATATAATCCCAACAACCTAACCTATTACGCCAAGCTAACCTAATATTGTCGTATTTATTGCAACTTTGGTGTCTATCCTCTATGCCCGTAATTCCAGCACCATATCTATAAAAGTAGTAGGTTTTAGTTCTAACAGTACCGCCCGTAGCTAGTCCTTTAATTGTATAGTACGCCCAATTAGTATTATTGCTAGGTCTTTGTAGATTTGTACCACCATTATTAAAATTTTGCAAGTTGTATGTACCCGCCCCAAAATATATTAAACTATTTTTTACGTCGTCAGCACTAGCTTTACCACCTACACCCGTAACGTTGCTAATATCTACACTATTTATTAGTGTTCCGTCAGCTAAATAATAGCTAACGTTTATTTTTTCTATTGGCGATCCGTCAGTAATTAACCCGTCTTGTATAAAAGCTAACGTTAATTCGTCTACATTATCACTAGAAGAATTACCACCTCTAACAAATTGATATGTTGGACTATTAGTTAAAAATTGTTTTACTATACTTTGAGGTATATATTTAGTCATTGGGTTATTTGTTCCGTCTATGTCTAATCCGCCCTCATTTGTACCCGTATTGGTAAAAGGTGTAGTTGCTGGAGTAGAATATATAATCTCACTAGCTCCGTCTACACCACCACTAGGCAAAGTAACAACGGGAGCGGTAGTTTGTGACGTGGCTTTTTCGTAACCCCCCTCTACTTTTATTCCTACTACTTGACTTGTATTTTGAGAATATATATTAGACGTGTCATTTTTACCTATTGAATGTATAGAACCGTCAATTGTATCAGTAGCAACATCACCAACGTCTTTTAATTGTGTTTCTAAACTTGTTCTTACTATTTTGTGTATGTCAATGATACCAACTCCAGCATTATTTTTAGGCACTTTTATAGTTGTTAATAAAGACCACGTACTAGCGTTAGTTGTACTTTTATATATTTTAGCTACATACTTAAATTTAGGGTCGTTAATAATTGTTGTGCTTTCTTTTAATACAAACATCATAGGGTTATTTGCTCCCGCTAATTGATTTGGTTTTTGTTCTATTGTAAACGCCATTATCTACTTAAATTAATTTTTAAATTTGGTTGTTCATCTATTGTTATTGAATTGTCCATATCTACCGCCATAGCTCTTGTTAAATCTACTTTTAAATCCTCTATCATATCGTCATACGGTTTGCTAATAAACCTTGTTCTTTCTATACCTTTTTGTTTTATACTTCTTGCAATTAAAAAAGCTAATGTTTTATCTTTTATAAATCTACCCGTACCTTTTACTACTGTTCCGTCTTTTTTTGTGTAACCCTTATCTCTACCTTTTAAACCCTTTAATTTTATCCAAGGTAGTATAGCACTTAACGGCGGTTGTTTACCATTCCTTTTAAAAGAAAAATCGCTACCTTGACCCCTTTTATTACCGCTACCTTTAAAGCCACCCGCACCTTGTACGCCCTCGTCTACAAATATCCAATAGTCTTCAGCTTGTCCAAAATTCATTACAAACTTTACGCCACTTTCAGTTTTTTCAATATCATAGCTCATCTCATCAAACAAAGTGCCTTTTGCTCTTTTACCTTTCTTGTTTAGATTAGCTCTAGCTTTTTCTATTAGCCTACTACCAAAACTTGTTAATACTTCTTCTAATGCTTTAGTTTTTAATTCCATTATACGTTTCTATCTTTATCGCTTGGCTCAATAGGAGCGTCACATAGTGAATTAGAATTATTGACTTGCATAGTAAAAGTAGCGTTCCAACCCGTTAGCATATTAGAAAATCTAACGCTAAATGGCTCGGCGTTTATAGGTAAGTTTAAAACTACCTCGTTAGGTATATAGCTAAATTTTTTACCTGGGTCGTTAGCGGTTTGAACCGACAAGTTTTGTCTAAACTCTGCTATAACATCTTGCATAATTTGAAGCATTTCAGACCAAACTTCCTCGCGGTTAGACAAGTCTTCTTTTACTAAATTCATAGTAAATACTTTAAATGTATATGTTAGTACGCCTTTGTCTATGTTTGTATTTCCCGGTTCAACATAAAGTATAGGAAAGTTGCTAGAATCCATTTTTTCTATATCTACTTCGTCTAACAATCCACTATGAAAAGAATTAATTAAAAAATGATTTGTAGCTATTGTATTAAAGTCGTCTACTATGTTTTTATATGTTATCATTTATATTTATTATAATTACTTTTTTCTATATTGTTCTTGTCTTGTTGATAGCTTAAATATGTAAACACTAAAGCTATCTCCGTTTTAGTTATTTTTTCTATGTCTAATATAGACGAAGACAAAGAAAATATAATGTTATACCAACCCCATTTACTAGCTAAAGTTTTTTGACCTTGTTGTTTTTCACTAGCTCCGTCGAATAACTGTTTAAATCTTCCAACAAATTTTTGCCTAAATGAAAAAAAAAATCTATCGCCGATAGTGTTGTACTCATTGGTAAATCTTTAAATTTGTCTATTTCGAGCTCGTCTGGATCATAAGGTTTTACGCTATAATACTCGTTTATTTCTCTATCAACTTCTCTATACAAAACCGACATTACTCTATGTAAATTAGCGTTTATATTACTAGAATATTCTTCTAAATCTACAAACTCGCCCGTTGTCATTTTACTCAAATTAGGTATAAAGCCGTATTGCTTACCTTTAAACTCTATTCTTTTTTCTAAATCTTTTTCTTCTTTACTATTTAAAAACTTGTTTAATTTTTCTACAAGTATTTTTTTATCTTTTAATTTTATTTTTTTTATAAGTTTTTTATCTACTTTACAAAACATAGCTATTATCTCGTCCTCTTTTGTTTTTCTCTTTACCCTAGATAATTCTAAATACTTTTGATATTCTGCAATAGTAATATCTTTCCATTCCGTAGGCACTATAACCTCAAATTTTTTTCTAGCCATTTGTTATAAATATAAAATTGTTGTTTTTGTTCATAAAATATAATACTTACCACTATAATTAGTAGTTAACTTATTTAACGCTACATATCTAATAGCGTCTATTAGATGGTCTTGTTGATTAGTTGCGGGTTTGTTTATTACTTGCCCGTTCTTGTCTACTAGCCACTTATAATACTTAAATTCGTTTATAGCATTTACGCTATTTTTTGTTATATGTATCTTATAACGCCTTAATACATCAATTCCCATATTAATACTATCAGCTCCTTTTTTAGCTCCTTTTATATTAAATCCTAGTCTATGTATTTCTTCTATACTTTTTGGTTCGGCACTATCACCTATTATTTCTACTTGCCTTGTTATATTATACTCTCTTAACCTTTTAGCTATATCTTGATTAGTTAAACCTTTAGCGTATAACAATTCATTAATATATAAATCATCATTTAGCTTGTATACTTCTACAATAGCCGTTGGGTCGTTGCTATATCCAAAATCCATACCTAAAGCTATTAGCGTGGCTTGATCTGGAATTGTGTTACATAGGTTAAATTGTCTAAATATTGTTTCGGTAGGTTGAGCCATATCTCCTAAACCGTATATAGTCCAATAGTTAGAATCTAGCTTTTTTAACCTTTCAATTTCTTTAATTGTTTCTTCGGGTAAAAATGGGTTGTCTAAATATGTAGATTTTATAAAAGTACAGTCATCTCTATTTATAACGTTGTCATAAATCCAACTATAAGGGTCGGACGGGTTAAAGTCTAAATATATTTTTTCGGTACACCTTAAAGACAATTGTATAAAGTCCTCTAAAGAAAACTCTGTTGCTTCATTAAGCCAAAGATAGTTTCTTTTACGACCCCTTACTTTTGCGGGTTGGTCTACACTAATAAACTCTATTGTATTGTTGTTTAGCTTATATGTTAATTCGCTTTTATTGTGATTATCGGGATTATATAAATTATGACTTTCTAGTATATTAAAAAAATCTCTATAAGCACTAGATTTTAAAGCTGGAAGCGTCTTACGACAAATAGTATATACCTTACCTTTGCTTTGTAACGCTTTTAGAATTATTAATTGAGCTAGTGAATACGTCTTACTACTTCTTGTACCACCTTGATTTACAACAATTCTTGTACTAGCATTAAGATTCTTTTGTAGGACTACCGTCCCCTTTAGGTTCAATAATTTCAATTTCTATTTTCTTTATGTCTTCTTCGTTAGATGTTAAATTTATATTTTGTCTTTGTATATAACCTCGCTTATGCCCTTTATGTTGTAGGTAAAATATTATACTTTTCTCTTTTTCGTTTTCTATATTTTTAAATAACTTGCTTTCTACAAAGTCTAATTTTATATTGTCTATTTCGTCTACCCTTTTTCTGAATTCTTCGTCTTCTTTATACCATTTGTAATAACTACTTCTACTTATGCCCGTTCTATTACAAGCCGTAGCTACAATTCCTAAACTACTTTCTAACGCTTGTAGTAATGTTTCTTTCTTTAGTGTACGTTCTTTTTTGCCCATTTTATTAAATTTATTTTATACTTACTTTATAACCTTGTGCTTTTAAATCTTCATATAATTTATTAGCTAGTTTTATGTCTTTCTCTTTTACTGTTATTGTTGTTGGTTTGTCTTCTTCTATTTTATCTATATTCAATCCCAAATCTATATGTTTAAAACCCCATTCTAACAAATCCTCTATATCAAAATTATCCGCCATTATATCAAAGTCAAACTCTCCCGTATTTTTATTTAGTCTAACGTTTAGTTCCTTTTCGTCTTTTTTAGATAGATTTACTCTAACTACGGGTACTTGTGTAGCTCCTAGCTCTACCATAATTCTAACTCTTTGGTGTCCGCCTACAATTGTATTATCTGAATTTATTATTATAGGGTCAACGCAACCAAACTTTTCTAAAGATTTTTTTAAATCCTCGTATTGTTTAGTTGTCATTTTTCTTGGATTATATTCCGCTTGTTTTAATTCGTGTATTTTTATTTTTTCTATTTTCATTAATAACTATGATTATGCTTGTTTTTATTTTGTTCTCTTAATTGATTATTAAACTCTTTATTTGTTTCAGCTTTTATATGACAACTTCTACATAAAGCTATAAGATTTTCTATTTGGTTTCTATGTCCTCTTGGATCGCCACCTAAACCCCTAGCGTCTATATGGTGAATGTCTACTGCAACTCTACTACAATGTTCACATAGTATGACGTCGTCAATAACATAGTCGTAATAGTCCATATATATTTTTACGTACTTTTTCAAATCTTACAACTTTTTTCATATACCTTTTTTAAATTGTCCATAATTTGCCTATTACAAGGACTACAACTTTTCCATTGTGGCTTGTTACCAAATATACTTTTATACAAAGAGTTTATTATAGTTTTTTCTTCTTTATTTAGTCTTTGGTTTTTTTCAATGTTCGGTATAACTTCTTCGTATATTTTTATTTCGTCTTGTGTAAATTGCCTTATGTTTTTAAATCTTGGAAATAATTGATTTAACTTTTGTCTTCGTTCTTCACAACCGCAATCGTCACCTAATACTTTTTTAGCTAACTTGTCTATACCAGTAGCTTTTGTAAACTTTGCTATATCGTCACCTAGTCCTTTACTTTTTGTCATAACTTTATTATTTTATATATAATGTAACTTATTATTGGAGTAGTCATCATAATAGTAAATATATTTAAGTGCGGTTCACCACATAATCCTAATAAATGTTTTATAAACTCTATCATTTTAAACCTTTTAAATAGTTTTTTATATACCTTATTGACTTACCTAATGTACTTCTATTTATTTTTGTTGCTTTGCTCATTGTATTTAAACTATAATTTTCTCTATAATATATTTTAAATACTTCTACGTCAAACCAACTTAAATGTTTTAATTTGTCTTCTATCCATTGTAACCTATCCTCTTGTTCCTCTAACTTTTTCATTTTCTCTTTAGTTAAAGGCTCTTTAGTATAAATATAAAATTCTTTTAATTGTTTTTCGTTGTATTTTTTTCTATACTTTTTGTGGTAAGGACTTGTATTGCTTTGATATTGATTTAACATAATTCTAACTATATAAAATGTTAGTTTTTTTTGTTCTATTATATATTTTATTTTTTGTTGATCCGAATTATATAAAGCTAATATTGTTTCGTGTAGTAAATCTTCATAGTCGGGGTGTCTATTGCTAGTTATACGTTTAGATATATCTAACAAATTAGTATAGCTTTTTTCTAAATATTCGTTTAGTTTTTCCAAAGTTCAGCAAATAAATTAACTCCCGTTTGTTTTAAAGCATTGTATTCCCACTTACCTAAAGGCGAAATTTCTACTACAACCATTTGAGGGTTATATTGGTCTTGTATAAAATCTATTTTATTTAGTATGTACTCGTCCTCACTTTCTATTTTTTGTGTTTCTTTATGTATATAAACGTCATTTGTTACCCCTCTATCTACTTCAAATAAAAAATATCTAAAGTGTTCGTCTTTTCTTCTAATGTTTTTTGGTGCTTCGTGTTTTTTTCTCATATTGTTTTAGTATAATTATTAAATATTTCTATAAATTCTTCTAGTGAATAACATACAACCGCTTTATAATTTCTTGCCGTCAAATTAGCTAACCATAGCTTTTGGTCTTTACTAGGTTTGTTATATTTAACTTTTAACTCTACCATTAATCCATTATGTTTTTTATTAGGCTCAAATATTAATAGATCTGGAACGCCTTTTTTATAATGTTTTTTAACTAAAGCCTTTTGTTTATAATTTCCTTTACCTAAATACACACCCCCTAAAGTGCTAGTCCAAAGTATATGAGGGTAGTAATTTAAATATTCTACAATGCTATTATGTAAATCTTGCTCTTTCATTTTATTTGACTTTGTATATATAAAGCGGTAAAAAATCCCAGAACAAATACACCTAAAATTAATGTTGCTAAACTTATATTACTTATTTCTATCATATT